GAAAGTACTGTCCTTAGCAAGATGTCACCGCGCGGTGGCCAACCCAGCGCATCCAATCCTCATCCTAACTCGGCGAGATACCATAGCAACACTTTTGAAGTGTTGGGTCAGTTCGATATTAAAGATGATGATGAAGATGTGCTGCCAGTTGGGCAAGCGTACCCCCTTATGGTAGAAGGTCAACTCCCCTCAGCTTGTTCAGCTGAGGAGAAGGAGAAGCTCACTCTATCCATGTCCGTCCTTCTTGACTTTTGTTCACTTTATGGGTTTGATCGAACTCGGTTCGACCCCCAACCCACTCTCCTACACTGGCAGTCATGCTCAGCGGAGTGTGGATGGATTAAATTCCTAAAGTACAAATGTTCAGCTTTCTTTAGTGATTATCTCGAGACAGAACTACCTGTTCGTCCCTTTTCTCTTGATGATTCTCCCTCTTTTCTAGCCTCTGGTTCTCTTGGACGCTTTATGCGCAAGGTCATGAGATCCAGATTGGCTCCTCAGTTCGCGGTTGGTGTTCTGTTCCTTAAAAAAGGAATGCCACGCCCGGGCGAGAGTGCGCTGAAAGCAGCCACCGAGAAGACAAAAGAAATACTCACAACTACACATCCCTGTCCCCCGTCAGAATATCTCTCACGGGACGAACTTATGGCTCATCTTGACCGCACGACCAGCGAAATTTTCGCTGGCCATTGTATGACGGAAGATGACTTATATCGTCCCATTGCCCCATCTATTCGGGCGAACGTCACTGACGCTCGCTCTGATTTTGGTACACTCGGCACTTTAGTTGAGAAGGGTCTGCTCGATTCCCCATCACGTTCCAGTATTCCATTCGGAGACCTCGAGGAGGCTCTCGGTGTGGACTGGGGTGATATGAGTTCTGAGCAGTATCTCTCTTTTTACGCAGTGTTGCGAGAGGCAGATATGCGGGCCCTTTATCGGGGTAGTTTAGTTGAGGTGAATGGCGGGGATGAGATGGATGCGATGGACGAGATGCATTTGGAGCTCTCACCTGAGTGGAAACTCATGGTTAAGAACCGGTACCGTGAACTTTACCGGAATGCACTCGAATTGGCTATGGAGGAGAAGCCTGATGTAAAGTTGGTCCTTGGCCGAATCTTTAAAGGTTCGTGTCATATCCAAGGGACCTGCTCTCACTTACTTCGTCCTTAAACCAGTACAGAAATTTCTTCATAACATATTGAGACGTTCAACCTGCTTTGAGTACACCGGAAAACCGGTTACTGCCCAGAGCCTCAGCCAGATCCTCTTCCCTCGTCCTTTGACTGAGGTGCAAGCTAGTGATCCTATGCTCGGCAAGTTGTTTCATTCCCTCGATTATGAAAGTGCAACGGATCTTTTCGACCCGGCTGTTAGCCGTCGAATTGTAGACCGTATCTGTGACTGTGTTTTCAAAAAACTTCCTCAACCCTTGAGTTCCGTGCTTCGTGAGCTCTTCCACTTGGCCCTCACGGGTCATGTTGTTGAAGGCTCCCCTCAAGTCTGGGGCCAGCTCATGGGCTCCATTGTCTCTTTTATTGTTCTGTGTGTGGCTAATGCTGCAGTGGTTCGTGCATCTTATGAGGTGTCCGAATCTACTACAGTACCCCTCTCTCATCTTCCTGGTACTTGCAATGGCGACGATGGACTCGTCGTCGCCTCCCCTATCTTTTCGGAGATATGGAAGTCAATTGCTGCATCAGCA